TCTTTATAACACAAACAATCGGGTTATTTCCATACGAACCGCCATTTCTAAACCATTTTACCTGTTCAATTTTAAATTTTCCGTCCTCAATATACCAATAACATTTGTAAATATCCCGTAACATCGTCATAATCTGTTGTAATGTAATCGGGGCTTTTTGCGCCGGGGTTTTATATTCGCCATTAATGATATTACTTTTCTGACTTATTAGCAACTTAAATGACTGCCTGGCAATAGGATTGTTTGTGTTATAAAGAAATTGGCTGTATTCCGGCGTCGCTTCATGCGTTATTCCGGGCGCAAATTCTTTTAATAACACATTGATACATGACGACAATGTAAACGCATCACGCAAAGTATATGCTTTTCGGGCTTTTTCCTCTAATATCCAATCAAACAAATAAAATCCAAACCATAACGACGCATAACGCCACGTTGACCGGGCAATTGGATAAAACGTTTGCCCATATATTGAATAAGGCGGCGCAAAATACTTTCCGTTGTCGGCTAATCCCCACTCGGTCTGCGTATCTGAAAAATTATTAGATATAAACGCCACGTCGATTGCGTAACCAATTACCCGGCGGTAATTTCTATTATTATCTACAATGTCCTCTGACGGTAACGGGTATGTATTTAAATTATCGATTTTCTCAACATCAAGCAAATAACGGGCATATATATTATAACTTTTCATAGAGGCGTGCATTTTACCCTTTGCGCCGGAACCCTCAACAGCGGTTAAATCAAATTCCAATGTATCAAAAGGAGACGTTGAAGACTTTGTATAACGAAACATCGCCGTGTCATCGGATTGTTTGCGTATCTCGACTGCAACAGCCCCAATCGGTAACCCGTCAAATCTTTTTTGCGCAATATAGATATAATAATTTACGTTTAATTCCGGGTATAATTTTCCCTGGAAAGTGTCCACACTTGAACCCGTAACCATTCGCCCGGTATATAATCCGCTTATTATCGCTGGGGAACCATTATTTGGCGTAATATATATTTCTTTCAAAATATTGCACAATGCAAAATGATACGTCCCAATTAATGCTTTTTGGTCGGTCGTGACGTTTGCGTCTTGTTCCCAATTCGTGCCGCCCAAAAAGCACGAAACAATACTATCTCCGGGAACGTATATTTGTATCAATGGGCGTTTTCTTATTGTAAGAAATTCGATTTGTGGGGCTAGCTCAATTAAATTATATTCCTTTTCCAATCCTGCCAAAACGTCGTCGTATTGGTCTGTTGTTTCCGGCTGTACCGTAACCAATTTATCATCATCCTTAAACGTACAATCCGTTTTCATAAACTTTGCTTTATAGTATTTATTGTATGTTTGTCCCCAATCATCGCTTTTTTCGATATATAGGAAAAATTCAGAATCAAACGGGGCGTTATTGATAATATCGTAATCAGCACGGACAAAGTTTATTTTACCGGACAATTTAGCCCGGTAAAACCTTTGATTTGTTTCCAACTCATAATCCAACGTTAAATCATCCTTATAATTGGGGCAGACGGTTTGTTTGGTTCCGTCCTCCCCTATCTGCAAAAAGAATCTATATTTTGGTGTCATAGTCTTTTTATTTTACGTTTCAAATTCTTGTAACTTTCAATCGTATTTCCGTCGCCATCCACGTAAACCCGTCGTCGGTTCTGTTCCTTAATTTCCCTTACATCATCCGACAAATTGCGTAAATCCGGGCTTTGTCCGGTAACGTTTAACGTCAAACCGTCGCCGTCTGAATAGGATTTTAAATACTTATGTGCAAACGTACCATTGTTTAGCGAATTGATAACGTCCGGTATTATCTTTCTGAAACGGCGTGAACTTCGTTTATTTATCACGGCGAAAAATTCGCCTCCCTCGGCACGTCGGCGGGTTCCGTCCGGTTTCGTTCCTAAATCAATATCATTTCCGCTTTGGTGCGAACCGCCCTCCAAAAGTTCAACGGTACCGTCGCCGTATGTTTCCGTTCCTCCGGTTCCTCCGGTCTGTTTTGCCAATTGCGCCGCCTTGATTTTAGACGCTGCAAAACTCGCCCACATTACGGCAATTGCAGGTATTGCAAACGGGAAACCTAATTGCGACCATATCAACGCCGTTGCTGTTACCATGTTTCCGATTTGCTGCAATGTTTGTATTGCTGCCTGCTGTTTTTGCGCTTTCTGTTGTTCTTTCAACGCTTTTTCTTGGTTTTTCTTTGCCAAATCCAACTCCTTTTGCGCTTGTACAACATTATTGGCGTACCCGTTTGCCCTTGCTTCCAATTCTGCATCCAACGCCGATTGTGCGGCGGAAACCTCTTTATCCGCTTGCTCAACGGCTGCATCTGCTGCGGCAACACGTGCCGCCGTGAATGTATTTAACGCATCCAATGCGTATTGCATAGACGTATTAATTGCCTCTTTTTGGTCGTCGTCCAAATTAAGCCCAAACAAACCGTAAATGTCTGTTCCTCGTTCCTCCCCTTTGGATTGCTCAATTTCTTGGTCTATTTTTTTAATAGTGTTTTGTATTGTTTGTACCTCAACATCAGACAATTTATTGGCGGCTTGCTGATTTAATTCTAAAACCTTTTGCAAACGTTCCTTTTCTGCTTGCAAACGGAATTGAGTTTTCCGGGCTTCTGAATTTCTCAACAAATCAAACTCCGATTGTGCCAACGCTTGTTGTTGGTCGAATATCTGTAATTGCGCTTGCAAATATTCGTCCGCAATTCCGGCTCCCTTTGCGTCAAAACTTGCATTAATCGCCCCGGCGTCTTGCTGTTGCCCGGTCGGTTTCTGTTGGTTCTGTAATAATGCGGTTTGTCTTTCGTTTTCCAACAACTGCATCCGCAATTGTCTTTCCTGCTCGCTTCCCTCTTTGACTGCTTGCAAACGTAATTCAATGCTTTCTTTCTGCAACGCCAATTCCTGCAATTGTCGGTCTTGTTCGATTTTCAATAATGCCTCGGTTTGTTGCTGTTCCAACGCCGTAATTGTGGCGTTTATCGCTTGGCGTCCGGTTTCGTTCAAATCCTTTTCGGTCTGCAATTGGTGTTGTAAATCCTCAATTTGGCGGGAATACTGATATTGCGTTTGTTGGCGACGCTTTGCCCATTCGTCGGTTTCCAACTGCAATTGTGCATCCTGCAATTTTCGGGTTGCTTCCAAATTCTTTTTATATGCCGCCTCAATTTGTTTTGCTTGCTGTTCTGCTGCCTTTTCCGCATCGCTTTTACCCCTCGGCGTTACGGTTGGGTTCTGTGTTGTTACGGGTTTGTTCCCGGTCGGTTCTTTTGGCGTATCTCCTACGGAAACGGGGATTGTTATCGGCTTTATTTTCTTTTGCATATCATCCAACCCCTCTTTGAAATTTTGGGTAATGTCCTTTACTTGTGCTTTTACCAAATTTCCGTATGCGGCTGCATAATCTGACAACCCTTTTTTAACGTCGTCAAAATCCAACGTAAACACTCCCTTTAATGCGGTTCCGGTTGCTTTGACAATATCAATAAAGAATCCAAACAAATTTCCCAACGTGTCAAATGTGGTTTTAAATCCGGCAACTATACCGTTCCAAATGGCACGTATCAAAACACTTTCATTGTACAACTCAATAAAGTAATTGATTATATTAATGACCCCTTTTATTATTGCTGTTAAACCTTGATTTACGAAAACTTTTGCATGCGTTGTCAACGTTTTAAAATTCCCGCCGGTTGCATCAAACAACCCGGATAATGCGTTTTGCAACTCAATTTGGCTTTGCAATTGTTCCTCTTGCAATTGTCCTAACAATCCGGCTTTCCCTTTTACTTCGTCCATGTTTGTTGAAATATCTTTCAACGTGCGCAAATACTGCAATCCGGCGTCCTCTCCGGGCCCCCCGAATATATCTGCAATTGCAGCTCCGACCGTTGCCGCATTATCCGGCAATTCTGCCAATTTTGCGGAAACGTCTTGTATAACATCGAACGTTGTTTTGGTTCCGGTCTGCAAATCTTTTTGAACTTGTTCCGACGAAATACCGATACCGTCCAAAGCCGCCGCCGTCGCCGTCGTCATTTCACGCAAACGCAAATTTGCCTCCTTAATTGCGTCAACGCCTTTGTCTGAAAAGATACCCATTTTGTTTGTTTGGGTAACAATTGCAACAAATTGGTCTGCTGATATTCCCGCCTCTTTGAAATATGCCGGGTATTCTTTCAACGTGTCTAAAAATTCCCCGTTCGCATCGGCTCCGGACAAAAAACCATCCTTAACCAACTGCAATGCCTCATTTGCAGAAATACCAAATTGTTTTGATAATGCGTTTGTTGCAATCAATGTTTCCCGGAAATCTGCGCCGAACGAATCTGCGACGGCTTGCACCTCATTTCTAAACGCTTTCAAATCATCGCCACTTTTCCCGGTAAATTGTTGCGTCAATCTCGTTGCCTCAACTAACCCGGCGTTATAATCGTACCACCATTTAAACGCCGCACCCGCCGCCGCAATTCCGGCAATCGCCAAAAAAACCGGGTTTGAAAGTAATCCCAACAAAGTTTTTCCCAATGCTTTTGCCCCGTCGCCAATAGCTGTAAAAACGGCTTTACTTTCAGCCCCGCCACGTCCTAACGCCAAAAGACTTTCGCCAAATGCGCTATTTAAACCTAACGTTTCTTTTAATTTGTCGCCATACGCAATAATTGCGTCGGACGCCTCCGTATAATTTCCGACGTTCAATTGAAATTTCCCGGTTGCTTCCTGCAAACGTTTCATTTCTTCGTATATTTCTTTGGTTTGTGCAACCAATTTTCGCCCCTCCTCGGTGTTTTCCCGTTCGGCTTTAGTCATGTTGTTTAAATAAATCTTATTCAATGAATATTGCGCCGATAAACGGTTATAACTACCCTCGGCGGATTGATTTATTTTCACAATCAGTTTATTAATTTGGTTCGCTTCCTGTTGTGCCAATTTTAACTCGGCTAACTTTTTGGCGTTCTCGCTTTCTGCAAACGCCAAATCACGTTGCGCACGTGCCAAACGTTCCGCATCGTCTGCGGCTTTCTTGGTTGTGTTCCTGCCGTCCTCGGTTGCCCCGGAAACCTTTTGCAGAACCGCCGCCAACTGAATTGCTTCCGCCCTAATATTTTTCAACGCATTTGTATATGCGTCTGAAAGTTCATCCAATTGCTTTATCAAATCAGTAATCGAATTATCGGGGCTTACCAAATCAGAATATTTAATTGGGTTGTTGTTATCTGCCATATATCCGACTATTTGTTTTTGTTATTTTCGGGCAATTTGCCCTACAATCAATTTTCTTTTCTCAAATGTATAATTTGTCGTCTGAAAAATAAAACACCTTAAATCGCCTTATTTTGGCTTTTTCTGCTTGCTTTTTTCGCTTGCTCCTTAATGTATTCAAATGCGTTGTAATATTCCAAAACGGTAAACGATTTTGGGTTTACGTGCAAATGTTGGGACAACATCAAACACATATTTTCAAACTGCTTGTCGTATTGTATTTCCACGCTATCCGACCCGCTAAACGATTTGGGTTTTGTATAAGTCAACAACAACGTCGTAATATGGTCTATTTCTTCCCGTTTGTCGCTTTCGTCCCCCTTTATTATCGCATCCAACATTAACATCGTGCGTTGCTTCAATTGGTCGTAATACTCTTTAACCGTGGCGTCGTCGAATAGTTTAGGAAAATACAATTGCAATTCTTCATCTATTTTTTTTTTGACCGCTTCCAATTGGGCGGTCAACTCGGCGTTCGGCGCATCGGCGAATAAATCCAATACCTTTTGCAAACCGTCCGCCGTCATATCGTTGTATTCGGTTCCGTCCACGGACTTAACCAAACAGGCAAACGCCAAATACTTTGGCGATATGGCGGATTGGACGAAATAAACGTTTTGCCGCAAATTATCCAATTCCTTTTCCGCCAAATCCGGCTTTTCCTTTCGGATAAACCGGATTGCCTTTTCAATATGCGCATCCCAATCGTTCAAATCCGACCCAACCCCGGCGTCGATAAGCAACATTTTGTTATATGCGTGAAATCGCAAAATCGGCAATTCGTCGATACTGTCGTACAACACAACCGCCCGTTCCCCTATCTTTGTCGTTTTCATAAGAGTATGCGGGTTATGACTGTTGAACAAAACGGAACCAATAACAATGCCGGGTTCCCGGTGCATATAGCAAACAGGACGGACAAAACGACCCCCGCCCACCATGATAAGCAAAAGCCGCAATTGAACATCTTAACAAAAAAGTCGTTGCCGTGAACTTGGACGTACTCAATAACGCCCCACTTTTTTAACAGGGTCAACAGGAACGCCGCCACGGTTGCCACGACCAAAACCCAAATAATGAAAGTTACCATATCGTTAAATGTTACAAGGTTGATTAACTGACAATACACCCTCAAAGCGAAAACCGCCGAACGGGTGCATTAAAAATTGATTATCTATTTCGTCCAACGTAAACCCACGGTACACGTTTTCCGCCAACTCATAAATCCGGTTTATTACAATCGTCCCGTCTTTCAGCCAAAAACCGCCATTTAGGACGGTCAATATTTCGTTCTTCAATGCCTCGGTATTCCGGTTGTTGAGTTGACCGGGGTAAACCTTGCGCAAATCGAACCAAACAATAAGGGAAAACGGGGCTTTAATCTCGCTTTGCTCTTTGGGAACCCAACCGACCGTTTGCGGGTCGTCTATCCAAAAGAACGAAAAATTGCCAATATTGGCATCCGGGGAAACGTCGATATAATCATTGTCGCCTCTCCATTCCGTCCCGCCCGCATATACGTTCGGGGTATAATAGCGTTTGCCCTGTATCACTTTGGCGATACGTTGCGCCCGCCCAAATGCGACGTCCAACCAATCGACGTTATCCATTAACCCGGTTTGTATGTTCCCCAAAACCCGGTCGATTAAAACCGGGTTGGGAATTATAGGGGTTGTTCTCTTAGTTGCCATATAATACGTTTTTTGCTTTCTTCATTAAGTCCGGGAATATATATTGCCAAATCAACGCCGCAATATTTTCGTCCGTCAATCCCAATATTTGCCGCCCGTACTTTTTTATTAAGTCCTCCGTTTTGAAATCCGACGCTTTTATTTCAAACTGTTTGTCGCCGACTTCCAAAAAAAACGACGCTTCAAAATCCCCGGTATCCCGTAACGTTACCCGGTTTGTCGGTTGTCCCTTTTCCTCCTTTATGGCTATCGTCAACGGCGAATACGGGGCGTAATCCATAATATCCACGCCCAAACGGTTAATACCTTGTTCAAACAATTGTTCCTCGGCATTCATATCAACAATATAGGCGTCATTGTCCCAAATGATTTGTTGAATGTATGCGCCGGACGATAACCCGTTGTTGAACGTGGCAACCCGGTTGCGTAAATCCTGTATTGACTTTAACCCCGCCATAATCTTACGTTGTCCGGTATTTTACACCGTGGTTATTACAAGTAAGGCAAATACGGTCTATACCCTGCGTATCCAACCGCAACGCCTCGTATGCTTTTTTAAGGTCATAACCCAAACCGCCGGGGCGACCCTCAACGTTGCCGTCCAATTCGTAAAGAATTTCCAACCGGGTTGCGTTTACTTGGTTCCGGTTTACCTTAACATCGGGGTTCATTGCCAACGTGCGCAACATGATTGCGGCGACCTGTCGTTGGATAACCGTTTGGAAAATCTGCCTTTCCTTAATGATAAAATCCGTTAGGTCGCAACCAACGGTTATTTCGCAATTCAACCCGTAATTCTGCGTATTGGTGTACATCGTCAACGCAATATCCCACAACTCCGGGTATTCGTCGAATGTTTCCGGGGCGTTCATCATAAACGGGGATACCTGTAAATACTTGGTTATTTCCCGCCAACGCTCCAAATCAACGTAACCCGTACACGTCCCGCACGGCTCCCGGCTCCAATCCTTTGTCATGTTAATTGCCTGCATCCCGGCGGGCAAATCGTTTTGGTTGTAACAAAGGAACCACGACCCCCCGGCGTTGTTTCCGGTACTGATATACGGTAAATAACAATCTTTCAACGGGAACCATTGAAAACCGCCGTTTGTCTGCGTAAAATTCAAATCAAACGTCTTTATCGGGTCAATTTGGGACGAATGGAAAAGATACATACGGACAACCCCGGTTGCGCCCGTCATTTGCAACCCGATTTGTTCGATTTTCATTGTTACGCCCATAGAACGAACCGGGACAATTTCAAACCCGACTAATTTATGATTATTCGGCAACGTCGCCCGGATACGTCCCGCACCGTCAAAGAACGTGCGCCGTTCCAATAGGTTCTTTGTTTCCTTATCCAATCCCTTTATTTGCGTGAATGTTTGTACCATTTGCGCAATACCGTTACGGGTCAACCGCTCCAAATAATCGGAAATGAAATTGTACGGTTGCCAATATGGGTTGCCGTAATCGTCGTTGTAATCGTCGTTAAAATCGCTTTCGGTCGGTTCCTCGTTTTGGTTGTCCCGTGCGGCAATCCAAACTTTGTTGTTGTGGCGAACCTTTGCCCCGGCTTTGTATTCCGGTATCATATTCCAAACCGGATATTGAAAAACGAAATCATCCGGGACGATTGCCCGGACATTATCCAAAGTAACAAGGGGGTGCGCACCTTGAAACGTCAAACCGCTTTCCGTCTGCGTTAAATTGTCGTCTATCGTCTTTGCCGGGTCGTATGATTGTTCCCACCCGACGACGTGCAATAATGCGTCCTGTATTTCTTTTAATCGATACATCTGCGTTTGAAATAAATAAGGGGGCGGGGATAACCACCCCGTCCCCTCGGTTTAACAATTCGTTATGCTCCGGCGTTATGCGCCACCTCCGGCGGGAAATTCCCCGGCGTTGGTTACATATACAGGCATACCCAACGGTTCGTTTGGATTGCGGGCGGCAATCTCGGCTTTGATAATCGGGTTTGCCACAGTATCCGGGTTGCTGTTGTAAGCAACCATATACGCCACGTCAACGGAAAATCCGAAATACTCCTTAACGGCGCACGTCAAATCGGCGGTTGCGGCGCCCATGATTGCGGACTGGTCGCCAACGGCGGTGTAATAGTGCGAACCAACGGGCAAATCAATGTACGGCAAACGTACAACGTCCCATTCGTGGAAATTCGCACGGGTGCGGCGAAATGCCTCACGGTCAACACGGGTAAGGATACCAACATTACCGTCAGCAACGGCAAACATGGTTCCCATTTTGCCCGCTTCGTCGGTTACGTTGTTCGTGTAGTGCAAAACCTTGTTGTCGTACTCCATGCGCTTGTTTACGTCGTTGTAAACGCCATGTTGCGCAAGTTTACGGATAAGGCTATCAACCCCGGCGTTGGCGATAATGTGGATATATTCCGGGTAACAGTTAGCCCGCATAATCGGGTTAATATCGCCCAAAATCTCGGTCGCCATTTGGGTTGGAACCTGTACCACGTTGCCCGCCTGCTTGTAGTTAAGCAACGTTTTGAACACCTGTGTTTTGTTTGCATCCAATGCGGCAACGGCTCCGAAGTCCAATTTGTCCGCCAAAGCCCGGCACGTCTTTTCCATTTTGCGCAAAAAGTCGTGTTCGTAGGAAATTTCGTTGTTCATGTAGGCGGCGGGAACCATTGTAAAGCCAATGGCATAAGTCGCCCAAACAACCGTTACCAATGTGGACGTATTTTCATCATCAGCGATAACGCACGAACGGACATTGCTAACCTGTACATCGCCGTCGTAATTGATAACGGGTACTTGTACCGTGTTACCAATGGACGCAAACGCACGGTCACGCAAATTGGGGTTAATGATTGAGGACGGGGCGTTGGTTTGCTCAATGAAAAAATCCAATGCGCCATACTCACACGGGCGGGTCATATTACGGTCTAATTCCGGGTTTTCAATCCGCCAATTTTGCAATCTTGTTGCTACTAATGACATAATGTTAAAAATTTAATTGTTATTAAATGCGGGTTTACCCTTTACCCGTGATTGTTTACTTTTCCGGCAATGCGGCAATATTGTTGTCCTGCCATGCCTGTTTCATTGCGGCGTCGAACTTTTCGGAACCCGCCGTTAAACCCTGCGCCATAAGGTTTGCGGCGATTGCTTCGTAAGCCTCGACACGGGTTTTTGCGCCCGTTACGTCAATGGTTGTTCCGCCACCACCGCCGGAACCGCCCGCCGGGGAAAACGTTCCGCCGCCTCCGGCTTGGCGTCCCTTATCCAAAATACCCATTGTTTCCAATTCCTTTGCCAACAGGTCGCCGGGGGTGTACGGGTTCAACTGATTGTTCGGGTTACGCATAATTGCGCCGCTTTCGTCCTTAAAAGCAAGGATTTTACCGCCTTTTCCGTCGTCGATATATTCGGGGTTCATACCCTTAATTTTGTCGATTGCTTGCGCTAACAAAACCTTTGTTGCGCTTTCGGGCAATCCCGGTTTGAATTTCAACCCGGCGGTTGCGGTCTGCAATGCACCCTCGATACGAACGCCGAACAACTCCGTTTGGAATTTCTTTTCGGCTTCATCGTACTTGCTTTTGAGGTCGTTAAACTGCGTTGTTACCGCCGTTAAATCGGCTTTCGCCTGTTTCAACGCCTTTGCCGTTTCCGCATCGGTCGCACCGTAGGCAATTACCTTTTCCAAACGTGCCTTTTCTTTCGTCAGACTGTCGATTTGGGTTTGCAATGCGCTTGCGCTTTCCGCTTTGGTTTTGAACTCGGCGACCACACGTTTTGCGTAATCAAACGTCTTTTCGGTTCCGTTCTTTGCGATACCGGACGCCGCCAAAATATCGGCATCCAATCCGCCGTAAATTTCGCCCGTCTTTTTGGCGATAACGCTATTTTCGTCGTTGGCGGACAATGTTGTAATTGCCGCAATTTGTTCGTCCGTCAAACCGGACAAAGCCGCATTTGCAATTAAAATTTCTCTCGTTAACATAATATTCTTACCCTTTGAATTAATTAAGTGCGATTGCTGCTACTGCTCCGCTGTTTGCGTTAATAATATCAATTGTGTATTTTGGGGAATTCCCGGTTGTGTCAACCAACCAACTAACAACACGTGCATGGCTGATTTTCTTTCCAACCTCTTTTGTTACCAAAATGACGTCGGCAATTGTTCCGCCCTCAATACATTCAATCAACTTTTTCTTTGTGTCGCCATCCAATGCGGCGGCGGTTGTTGTTACTTCAATAACCAAATTGTCCTGCTGTGCAATCTGTGCCATAATCGTATTTTTAATAGTTTAATACTCTGTTACTTTTTCGCTCCGGGTTTGTCCTCGGCTTCTGCCTTTGCCTTTGCATCGGCTTTGGTTTCTTTGGCGGGTTCCGCCGGGATAACTCCCTCCGCTTTCAATTCCGCCAAAATTTCAGCCTTTAACGCCGCTTTTTCCTCGGCTTTGGCTTTCGCCTCGGCTTCTGCCTTTGCCTTTGCATCGGCGGCGGCTTTTTCCTCGGCGGCTTTCTGCTGTGCGGCGGTTCGTGCCGCTTCTTCCTCGGCTTGCGCCTTGACGTACTCGTTGGGGTCGTGCAATACGGTAATCGTGTAACCCTGTTTTTTCAGTGCGTCCAAAATGCCGTTTTCAAAGGACTTTTTGCCGAACTTTTGGATACGGGGAACGGATAAGCGTTTTCCCGTTTCGCTGTCAAACTTGCGTACCTCAATAACGCAATGATACAAATATTGTTCGTTGCTCGGTACAATGTAGTTTTCGGGGGTGACGTAGGTAATTGCGACGTCCTTTGTTTTACCCTCGGTTGCTGTTTTTACTTGCATACTCGTTAAATTTACTTGTTATTATTGAAATCTTTTGGTCGAATGGTATTTGCGTTCCAAATTCCAAAATGTTTGTATTCTCCCGTTCAAACCTGCGGACAAAGTTAGCGAAATTCAACTTTATACGCAATTCATTCTCCGAGATTAAGTTACGCCCGTACAAATCCAATACCTCGTTCCGGGTCAAATGGCGGTACGGCTCCAATTCTGCCAATATCAACATACGCTGCAATTGGGTTGGGTTGTTCCGGTACTCCGTTTCGATAATCTGATTTTGTAGGGCGTCCAATTCTGCCTCACTTGCGCCGCTTTCCTTTGCCGACTTGTAACGGTTCCGCAACTCGCTTACGTCGTACAAATAGAACTCCGTGCCGTAATTGACTTTTGCAGATACGAACATATTGCCGTATCGCAATCGGCAAACCGTTTCATCGACGAACTGTTGGGCGGCTTCAAAGCCTTTTTTCACTCGGTTTAATACCGTGCTTTGGCTCTCAAATGCGGCTTTAACCTGTTGTTCGTTGAATGCCTCCCGTTGGGTTACTTCCTCGTTTTGTCCGACGACGGCGGTAATAATGTTTTCCCGCAATCGCTTTTCTTCCTCAACGTTATAATCCAAACTTGTACGGTCAACGGTCAACATTTGTACCGGGTTCCGCAAATCGGGTTGTTTGTCCCCGTCCGGTATCGGTATTTCAACAAAGGAACCCGCCCCGGTAATCCGTTTGTCGCCGCACTTGGGGCAACGCATCAATAACCCGGCTTGGTCTAACCTGTAATACCCTTGTTTGTCTTTCAAAAATCCACCGTCGCAATAATCGCCGTTTTCGGCGTTTGTAAAATCGCACGATTGTTCGTAACCGGAATATATCGGGTACGCCCCGTACATATCCAAATGCCGCTTCGATATATGGAAAAACAAAAACCAATCCAACGCCTCCAATTCTTTTGTTAGCGGGGATTGTTTAACGTCCGGTTCTCGCAAATTCATTGGCTCGTTCCAAAAGAAACGGGCGGGGCAATAGCGCAAATCGTGTGGGTTATCAACCAATAATTCGCCTATGTTGCCGCCGTCGTCCTCTGCAAATACTCTGTATCGTTCATCGTCAATAACTGCAATACGTTTATCGGGTTGGCGGAAAATTATCCAATCCATAACCCCGGTTGTCCGGTTTGCCTCAAAGGTTATGACGCTTTCGATAGGTAGCCAATAAAAATACGGGGTCGGGTATCGGTCGGCGGGGTTTTGCTCGGCGGGCAAATCAACTATTAAGACGCTGTTTATTTCCGTCTTGAAAAACTCCCAACCTTTTGTATTCCAAATTTCCGGCTCCTTTAATACATCTTGGCGGTAATACTCCCAATCGTCCCGTTGTTCCGTGTTTTGAAATTGATAGTTGAACGCCGGGTTACGACCGTCGAAAATACGGCTTAACTTATCAAAACAAATGCCCGTTACCTCGTTGGTACGAACGGGGTAACGGAACAATGTTTTGAAGATTTTGAATTTATCGTGCGGGATAAGATTTTGAACCCATGCCAAAAAATCGGTCGTGGGTAAACACATTAAGGGCGTTACGTTGGTTTGGGCGTGAAATTTAATGCGGTTTTGGTGTATGACCGCTTTATTTATCGTCGCCTTTTTCCTCGGTTCCGTTATTTCCTTTCTTATGCGTTTTATATCTAATCCCATTTTCTTTGCTAAATTCAAAAGGTGTTTTTTCGGGCAACTGCCAACCGCCATTGTTAGGCATCCGCAACAGGCGTTCGGCGTGGTTAATCTCAAATTCTTCGGTCGTGTTAAGGGTCGGACACTCCAACACGACCTTTGTAACTTTCGCCGTCATTACTTTCATGCGGGTTTCAAATCCGTAAGCGGGTTAAACTCCGGGGCAACAATCGCCAAATCGTCCGACCAATTCGGCAAAAACGACCATTGTATTGCGTTGCTGTCCGGGGCTTCCAATCCGCCCAACGTCTTATCGCCGATAAACAACGAACGTATCGGTATCGGGTAATATGTACCGTCTGTACTCCCCTTGATTGCGCCGATTGCGCCGTTTTCGTCGAAAATGAAGATACCCAAATTGTCGCCCCAACTTTCGCATTGCATTTCCTTTAATGCCTTGATAACCTCCTGCGGGGCTTTGCGGATAACTCCGGTAAACGGGGTTGGTTCACGTCCAATAACCTCTTCGACGCCTCCCAACGTTTCGTTACCGCCTCCAAAGGTGCGGGCGGCTCCCGCCTCGGCGGTCGGGGCTTGGATATACGGCGAAACAACTACTTTCGTGCTATCCTCCGCCGATAACAGGGACGTCCACGACGCTAACGCCGTAATCGCTTTTACACTCGTAAAACTGTTTTTGCTTCCGTCATCTTTCATAAGACGTTGAAAAGCCACTTTTTGAACCTGTCCGAAACTTTCCGAACACTTAATTGCGGGTACATCGGGCAACGCCGTCCCCGCCGGACATTTACAAATCATACTTCTTTGTTTTTAACGTTAAAAATATTGTTACTTTCTCCGGGGCTGTCCCTTTGCCCCCCTCGTTTTGGTTACAAAATTATAAACTTTTTCCCGGATAATCTTGCATATCTCAAAAATATTGCTAATTGCGTCGTCTTACGCCTCGGTTTGCGTGTGCGTATGGCTGTATATTGCCGTCCGCAATCTCCTTTTCATATATCCCGGTCAATCCGTCCTCCGGGTCGTCGTGCGTATTGGCTCCGAAATTGCGCAAAAATCCGGTTACATGGTCGTAAACGGCTTTGTACCGGGTTTCCCAACCGAACGGCATAATTATATGTTGATTAACCATTGCGGACGCTGTTATTATCCGGCTTTCCTTGTTGCCCCCTTGATAAAACGGGTCGGTAATCGCCCGGACTTTCTTTTTGATAACCTTTTCATAACCCGCACCACCGTTGTTGCTCTCAACCCACGCTTTTTGCGTCCCGTTCCGGTTAATCATCGCCGGGACGGTTACGGTTGTAACGTCCGTGTTTTCGTCCGTCATTTCCATATCTGTAATAAGGGCAAACAATATCGGCTCCATGCGCTTTGTTTTCTCGTTGAAAAACAGATTGTCGGACTTATACACGTCATACGTTGCGGCAAACAACAGGTCGTCGCCCTCGTCGGCAACGTCAATGTATGCGCCGGAACGAATGTACGTGCCGTAATCGGATTTTTCGACCCACGTTTTGAAAGGTTGGTACAATCGACCCTCGGCGGAACTGGGGTTGCCTTGATACAGGCATTGAAATTGCACCGGGTCTAATGCCTTTTGCGCTTCCAACTTTTGCTTACTGTGTCGGCTTTCCCATAATGCCGCCCCCGGTTCCCGTGGGTCTATCTCGGTCGGTTCCCCGGTTTTCAACCCCTCAAAGTTTATGCGCACCCACGCCCCCGGCGTTACGTCCTCCAAATCCGCCCAACACTTAACATCAATAATCGTTTCGCCGCTCTTTTCAATGCGCCCTATCAAATCGTCATCGTGCCAACGGGTAAATACAATCAATTCTTGACTATCATTGTGTAAACGGGTGCGTACAACGGTCGTGTACCATTTCCACGCCGCCGCCCGTACTATCGGGCTGTTACCCTCGGCGTAATCTTTATACACGTCGTCCAATATCGAAACGTCCACGGTTTTAGACGTCAGCGAACCGCCACGACCGACGACACGCAACGACCCCTTACGCCCGACCATTTCGATAACATCGGAATTGCGCAAATAGGTATTCGCCATTGTTACGACGTTCGACCCATTTAAGTACGTGCCGGGGAATAATTCACGATACCGGGGCGTGTCGATTATTCGTTGAACGTCCCGGTTAAAATCCCGTGCGATTGTCGCCGCATACGAACCGATACATATTTTGCGGTCGGGGTCTAACCCCAACATAAATGCGGGTAATTTGCGGCTTGACCCCTCCGATTTGCCATGTTGCGGCGGCTGTTGTACAATCATCTTTCTTATTTTGCCGTGTGCGAACATATCCAACAACGTATAATAAACGACGTGGAACGGCTTTAATACTAAATCCGGTTGCATATACCGGGCAAAGTTGATAAGACGTTTACGGGCGGCGGCTTTAACCAACAAATCCGGTTGTTGCCGGATTGCGTCGTACATCTGCAATAATTGTTCGTTGTTCATTGCTTTTGATCCTTTCTCCTTATAAAATTTTGGCACGCCTTACAACCAATACGTTTTATTCGGACATGTCAAACAAATAGGTTTCCCGGCGTGGTCTAAATGCTGGTGCAAATGCGTTACCCATGTAGCCAACTCGCAATTATCGCATATTTCGTTTTTGTACTCCGGTTCCTTTGCCGGATTTGCCGTTTTCTTACGTGTTGACATCTGTTTTCTCCCTTTCCTTTTGTATTCTTTCATACTCTCCTGCTTGCAATTTGTCAGCAATATCAAAAAGAATATCTTCCGGTAAATCTTTAAAACAATATTCGTGCGTTTGCCCTTCCGTTGCTTTTGCTTCCTGCGTTTCGACTTTTTGTTTGTTTACCCATTTTTTCGGTGCAACATTTGTCAAAGCAAAAATTAACGCTCCGGTATCCGGCTGAATGTGCTTAACCTTTGATTTTTGGCTTTTAATTTTCGGTTTCCCGTTTGCATCGCTTACGTACTCCGTTTCTGTTTCTGTTACCTCATACCCCATCGCACGTTTCCACAATGTAGCCTCCAACTTTCCGGTTATCGTCGCTTGAAACTCTTCCTTTGCTTTTTTAATGCGTTCCGAAAATTCCGGCTTCGCCTTTATCCAATCGTGGAACGTACTATCTCCAATCCCTGCTTTCTTGCAAGCTAATTTCTGAATATCTCCGTCCCTAATATACGCACATATCGCTTCAACGGTCTGTTTGTTATACTTTGCCATAGTTTTAAGTATTATTTTGGGTTATGTTTATTAATGCATCTAAAGAGGGGTTTTACTCCCCGCTTATTTTTTTAGCCTTCTTCCCGGTAAACTGCTCCCACCTTGCAAGTCCCTTATTTCGTCTTTGCTCCAATCCTTTGCAAGTTTTGCCCAATCTGTTTGTCCGGTGCTTTCATTATCCAACAACGCCATACGGCGTAATTTCTCAACCGGGGTATCTTCCGGCAAAGCAATAATTGGCACCTCCTTACGTTTCAACGCCCTTTGCGCCTCTAAACGTCTGTTCCCGCCAATAACGACAAGTCTCCCATTATACGGGAAACATAACGCCGCACGTGCAATAGTCATTTCCGGCAATTCCTCAATACTCTTTTCCAAATTGCGTTGCTTTGTGTCCTCCCTCGTTCTTGGGTTCTCAGGGACGCCGGGTATTTGTCCGTTGTTATACTCCAACAATTCAATCGGTACAAACTGAATCTGTATTTCATTGTTATTTTTCATAAATTTCCTTTCTACTGGGTTTTTATTCCCCGGTTTATACTTTTATTGTCTTAATGGTTATCTTTTAACCACGGGGCAAATTTACGGGTTTTCCGGGGCATTGCCAACCGTTTGTTCTCTCTCACATATAAACGGCAAAACCCCGGCTTTGTTTCCGGGGCTGATTGCCTAATTGCTTATGCCTATTTCGTACCTCCCATTTGAGCAACGAAAATAATGTTGCGTTCCACGGGGGTTGCTGTATTCCGTTCCCCCTTTCATTTCTTTTATTGCCAAACATACCGGGGCGGGCTTTCCATTTACCGGAAATTCCGGGTTAAAATATCGACACGTTCCGCATATCTTTTCGGGCTTCGATTGTCCGGGGCAATTACTTTTTCCCATTGTTGCCCCCTTTCCTTTTGTTCTTTGCCCGGCGTTTATCCCGTGGGTTCCTTTTCGGCATTTCGCCCCGGTGTATTTCTAATTTGGAACCGGGGAACATCTTGCCGAAAAATTCCGCCATTGCTCGCACCTCCTTTGGGACGTCGAACGCCTCCGGCTTCTTATGCTCCGGGCAAATCCCCCGAACCGGGCAATTGTCGCAATCCTCATTCCGCACAACCTCGCCCGGCTTATCGGCTTCTTTGAACCCGTGCCAATTGTCCCTCCGTGCGGACGCTTCGGCGAAATTCTCCATTGCTTCAACTGCTACTTCCGCCAATATGTAATCCAGGGTATCGTTAAAATGCGCCTCCAAAGAATTACGGTTGATAACCTCGGCAATCTCTTTCAAAAATTTTTCTCTTTTGTTCATCGCTTTATTGATTTTTGGGTTTGTACTCTTGGCACGGCATAACGCCGCACGATTGTTCGCATTTGAACGCCTCGCAATAACCGTTCCCGTTGACGTCCTCGTTTGTAAAGTTGGCGCAATTCCCGCATCCCTTATCGCCGGGTTCTTTCGGTACGCTTACGCCTTTCGGCTCAAACTCCCGGTTAAACTCTCTTTCCGGGCGGGTTGTCAATCGTCCGTCCGGTTCCCGGACAATGTAGTACGTTTCCGGGGCGTCAATGAAAATGCCGTTGCCGTCCGGGAACGAATAAACCGCCCGCCCGTTTGGGGTTCTCGGTATCGTCATGGTTCCGCCTCCGGTAAATCTCAACAGGTCGTCCAAATTGTCCCGGCGTACCTGTATTGCGTCAACTTCTAACAACGTGCGGCAATATCGGGTTCCCGCCGTGGCGTCCGGCTCAACTAACCGGGTGCGGATTTGTTCCGGGTATTCCGTCGGGTCGTACTCGACGTTGAAAACAACGGCGGCGTCTAACGTGTGGGTAACTAACAAGCGTTTCCCCAATCGTCCGGCGACTGCCTGTTTTAGTGTTTCAATTGCGTTTCCCTGTATCTCGGTTGTGTCAACCGTGATTTCGTAACGGTCGGGTTTTTCCTCGACCTCCGGTTGGCTTTTGGCAATAACGCCAATCATAACCAACAAATCCGCATCAAACGGGTTTAACTTACTTTCTGTCATGCTCTAATTTTTTATTCGTTCTTACTGTTTTCGGATATGCCAACCGCCAAAATATCGTTTTTCGGTCGGTTCTGTTGTACTTATCGCATTGCCTACCTATTCCGGGGCAATCTTCCCTTTGGATTTTGCAGCGAACGCAACGTTGCGTAAATATTGCGGGGTTGTTGTTGGCTAATCGTGCATCCGCTGCCGTCCATATCTCGGCAATCAATACCATACCCCGGTAAACGCAACGTTCGCCGGGGTTGTACTCTCTGTTTGGGTCGAACGGTTCGGGTTGCTTAACTCTCATTCTTTGCCCGCTTCGTTTGCATAGCCAAACAATGCGTCCAAATCGTCCTTTGCGCCTTTTACGCAAATTCGTACCCTATCGCCCCCGGCTAATGCGATTTCGACAATCTCACAATTATACCGGGGGGCGTTTATCTGTATCATTGCCGCCGTGGTATTCGTTACAAACTCGTTTCTTTCTTCCATGCTCTCGGATTTTTGAAGTAAATTAAATGCCTCCGTTGGTTCGTTCTCGCTTTGACACGCCCCCAACAAAAGCGTTGCCAAAGATAATAATAAAATCTTTGCTTTCATCGTTTTACCTTTCTTTCAATCCATATAAACCGTATGCCAATGCCGACAAACAATATTTTCGCCTCAATGTCAACGTAACGGTCGTAACCGTTGACCGCATCCACAGACACGCCGGGAATAATAAACCAACCCTTATATTTCCAATATTCCCGGACGTAAACAGATACGCCAACCCGTCCGATATGAAACCCAATTTGCGCCGTATGTACGTCGCCATTGTTGCGGATAATTCCAACCTGTTTTTTACTCATATCTCCAAATATATTTTTTATAATGTTTTAAACGTCCCTTACAGCAACTAATAATATTTCCATGATTAAAACCGCATCTTTGCGCATCATGTATGCAATCCCATTTCTTTATAAAATTACCCTCTAAATCATATTGATAAACGGGTTTTGCATTGTGATTATCTTTTCCGGTTTTCTTAAACCATGTATTTACTTTCTTCATGGTTTCACGTTTATTATTAATTGCTTTTTGATAATTCAAATTTTGCTTTCTCGTACACCAACGTAAATTAGTTGCATGGTTATTGGCTCGGTTGCCGTCGATATGGTCTATTTCCGGCAAATTGTCCGGGTTCGGAATAAAAGCCGCCGCAACTAATCTATGAACGAAATATGTTTTGTTTTTACCATTATCTGATAGTATTACCCGCATATATCCGTTTTTACTAATAGATTGCTTTCGTATCGCACTTTTACCCGTTCCCCGATAATATTAAACCATAATACAACAAACTAATACGTTTCTTTTATTTTATTGTATGCCTCTTTATCCAATACCATAACTTTAGGATATTCGACAATACAACCTTTTGTATATACGAGATTATAGATACCCAATTGCCCCTTAACCGGAAATTCAATAACCCGGCGGGGGTTGCGCATCAACCACCCGTACCCCTTTGTTAATTTCGCCCTCTTTTCCTTTGGAATCCGGGTGTTTTCCCAATCCTCCGGCGTAAACTCTTTTATCGGCTTTACGTCGTACAACTCAACCAATCCCAAAGTAACGCCGCTTTCCATTCCCGGATAAACCGGGGACGCTGCGGAACATATCAGCACGTCGCCACGGTATGACGTGTTTTTGCTCCGAACTTCAATTGTCTTTTTCCCGTAAACAATACCGTTTTCGTCCTTGTACGCCTCCGTTACCAAATCATTTGCGTATGGCTGTTTTACGGTCAACGCACGCCAACGGTCGTGTTTTTCCGGGTTGTAATCCTTATTGCTGTACTGCATATTTACTTTTTATTTTCGGGTTCCTCGGTTTCGCCGTCGGGTTCCGGGTAATGGATAAATCCAATTTGCCGGACGTTTTGGATTGGCTCGTAAATGATAACGACAACATCGCCGTCCGTCCTTACTCCGACCAATCGGCAATCGGCGGGAACCTCAACCCGTATTTCACTTTTCATTGTTAAACAAATCCCAATTAACAGGGACACAATACCCCGGCAATTCTCCCCGGTCAATCCCCAACGGATTAACAATACTATCTTTCCAATAGATACGGGGTTGTTCCGGGCGTCCCTCCCAATGTTCCGTAATAGTGTCGTAAATCAATCGTATTTCCCGTTTCGGATATTTGCCGCCGCTCTGCAACCCGATTTTATACAGGTCAACGAACGGATACGACAATTTGATTATCCCAATTGCCCGGTCGTACATTCCCGGCGGGATTGGCTCCACGCTTGCAAAGGTGCAGAACCCGTGGCGTTTTGCCCGTGCCAACACATTAACCCGCATTATATTTGGGTCGGCGTTCGGCTCCAATTCGTCGCAACCTGTCAACGTTGCGCCCAAAGCGATACGGGACACGTCCCAACCCTCGGACGCCTCGGCAAAATCAATGAAGCGGTTCAACCCCTCGGCGCATTTGCTCAATATCTTAACCGGGACGCCGTGGCGTTGGCATACGCCGACCGCTTGACGGGTCAACCGTTCCGTTTCCGGCAACAACGGGTCGGTCGTGAACGAAAAGAATAACCCCGTTTTCTGCAATTCCTCCTTATGCGCCAACAATTCGTTTTTGAAAATATCCAAAGCGTATGGATATTCCCGCAACGTCTTTTTCAACTCCGGGCGACTGCCTCCCAATACCTTTGCGCCACGACCTTTGCGCAAATAACAGTAAGTACAACCGTTGGAACAACCGACAAAGAAATTGGCGGCGTTCTCGGCGTATTCCCCGGCTTTACCTTTTGGGCTGTAAATAACCCGTCCGTTTATCGCTCCCATATCGTCAACGGCTTAAAATGGTAAATCGTCGTTTCCGTCGGGGGCGGGTGCATCCGGCACGGGCGGCGGCGGTACTTGCGCCCCGGCTCCGGTCGCTTTCGGGGTCAACATTTCCATATCGGTTGCGACTATCTCGGTAACATACCGTTTGACGCCTTGCGCATCGTCATAACTCCGGGTTCTCAATTCGCCCTCAATATACAGTTTGTCGCCCTTTTTGACGTACTGATTGGCGACCTTTGCCAACCCGTTTTGCAATACGACGTTATGCCATTCGGTATGCTCCGGGATTTGCCGCCCGTCCTTTGTGGTATAACCTCGTTTCGTGGTTGCCAACGAAAAGGTCGCCACGCAACCCCCGTTGTCGAACTCCCTAAAATCCGGGGCTTTCCCGGTATGTCCCATCAAAATAACCTTGTTTACACTCATACAAAAAACGCTTTAATTATCCAAACAATGATACTATACAACGCCCACATATAAGACGCAACCGTTAACGTCACGAACGTGTATAACGCAATTTTATATCCGGTTTTTGATTTTATTTTCATGTCACTTGAATTTTACGCAATCCAACAAATATTGTTTCTTATTGTCCGACCATCCGGCGGCATGGTTTATCGCTTTTCGGTCGTCGTCGTGTACGAACTCACAAACCCAACCGCCGACGCTTGATTTTTGAACTAATCGAACCAATTTACCAACAATGAAAGAACGCAATTTGTAATAACCTGAATTTTCGCCAACAAACAAAACCCGTCTTTCTGCATTTATTTCGGGCGGATTTTCGATTTGCGGTCGTTTCTCCCTTTCCGGGCATGTTTGTACCCGTCTGAAATCATTTTTGATTGAACGGCGGGAAATTGCCCTGTAATCGGATGTTCTTTTTTTCGTCCTCATATTTTCAAACTTCTGTATTCGTTTTTAAGCAATTCAATAATCCGGACGTTGCCCGGATATATACGCATTTTCGTTTTATCCCCATTCTCCCAACATGAATGATGTTCAAAACATAGTATATTTATATTTCTTGCATCATGCGTCATTTCGGGAAACGCTCCACGGGTCAATATATGCGAACAATAAACGGCGGAATAATTCCGTAACGGCTTTAAACATTCCTCGCATCTGTGCGGCTTATGCTCCCAAACCCACCGGAAAAACCGTTCGTTTGCCTGTGGGATATTCCCACGACCAAAAACGCAATGCCCGAACAATTCCCGTTGGATTTCGACACGCAACCGAATATCCATTGTAAACCGCTTGTAATCCAATAGGGGGCAAAACCCCCTATCGGTTACAAATTGATATTCCTCCCGGTCTGTTAGCAATATCGGCTCCATTGCTTACATATCCGCCGTTTCGTCCTCCGGGTCGTCCTCGTTAGCCGGGTCGCCGACCTCCGGGAACAATCCGCCCTCCTTTTCCGGTTCTGCGACCAAACCCGGTGCGGGTTCGCCGTCAGCCCCGAACAATTCCAATTGCGCCTTTTTGCCTTTGAACAAAAATGCGTAAACCTCGTTTTCAATGTCCGCAACGATTTCTTCCAATTCCTCCTCAAAACCGAACGTTTCGGTATTGAATTTCAGACGGGGCGAATTTATCGCCGTCTTTTGGTTGTTGGATACCGTGAACAATCCCGTAAGGACAACCCCAACGTTATCGTATTGACCGGAAAAGGACACGCCCCGAACCTCTATGTTTTTCAACATTTCGTCGGCAAAATCCCGTGATAACTCGCTTTGCTTTTTGGTTGCTTTGAAATCGGACGTTTCAACCATTGAAAGAAAGGACGTAATATTAAAAATCCGTCCCATGATTGGGCACAAACGGTCGAAACAATCCCGCAAATCCGGGTGTATGTCCTTTGCACTTTCGACGTGGTATTTGTTCGTGTAACTCTCATTGCCGATTGTTTCGGTAACTTCATAATGCACGTCTAACCCGCCGTCCTTTAATGTCTTTACTTTCGACAATGCAAACGCCTTTTCACTTGGTATTAACATAACGTTTGCGGCTTTTTTTTCTTCGTTCATATTATAATATTATTTGTCGCCGGGAATCCACCCGGCACGGTTTTAATCAAAATTCGTTTTCGTCCAACAATTCCCGTGTCTTACTATTCGACGGAACCGCCGGGCGTTCCGGTTCCGGGGTTGGTTCCGGGACGGGTTCCCCGGTTCCGATTGGTTCCGCTACCGGGTTGGGGTCGTGGAACTCAATATTGCGCCCGCCTTTGGGCTTTTCCGGCTCAAATTGGGCTTTGAGTTGTTCCGCCGGGTATTCCTTTTGCGCTAACTCAATAATCCCCAAATTAACCAATTCCGGGACGCAACGGCGCAACGCCCTTATGTCCTCTAATGCGTCATGCGCCGGGAATGTTTCGCCGGGGAATAACTTACTATATAATTCCTCTAATTTGGGATATTTTCCCGGTCGCCCGTTTGAATACAATGCGCCGACAAATTTAATAGTTTTCATCATTGTATCAATGCGCTTTCCCTTGTGCAATGCGTCTTCGGCTTTGGCGTCGTAATACTCTTTGCCGCAATAACGCAAAATGTTCGCTTTCAACATCGACGTATCGAAATAAATGTTGTGCGCACATACAAGCGTTGCGGCGGCGGCATCCGTCAAAAATTCGTCGATAACCTCGGCAAACGGTGCACCCTCGGCAATTGCCCGTTCGGTCGTTATTCCGTGTATTTCGGTTGTTTCCGGCGGTATCTCGTAATTGTCCGGCTTAATTATAAAACTGCGTTCTTTGTCGCCGAACGCCCACGCCAATTGTACGACGTGCGGGAATTGGTTAAAATCCGCATCCCATTTCAAACCCTTTGCGGGTACTCCTGTTGTTTCGCAATCGAAAAAACAAATGTCTTTTAATTCAAATTTCATACTCTCGTTACTTTTTTATTCGTTAAATAATCGTTTTTGCCCGTCGTCGTTGGGCGTTTGCTCAACATATTTTGCCCGTGTAATCCAAACGCACCCGCAACGCAAACACTTTATCCGGCTGTAATGCTTTGGCGTGTATTCGTGGCGAATAATCCGCCAACCCGCCAACGGGTAATTCTTACGCTTTCCGTTACACTTGCAAAACATACCTTACAACGTTCGGGGGTCGTCAATATACGTGTTGTATTCCTCGGCGGCAATCTGTTTGAGTGTTTCGATATGCTCGATTAACTCGGCGTTCGACAATTCCGCCACGGTGCGCAATTCGTGGGAATATTTCCCGGTTTCCTCGTTGACCCGCTCGACGTACATAATTGGGGAAAACTCCCGCAACCTCCGTTCCGTTTGTTCCTCCGTAAGACGTTCGCCCGTCTCCCAAATGGCGTGTCGGAACGTGGGTACAACATAGTTGAAATAATAGCCTTTCAAAGCCTCGGACGAACCGGGCGACGCAACAATGAACCGGGCAATTATCCGGGAACCTTTCCAACCCTTGAAAAATTCGTTTAATTCGCCCATGTACATTGCCAACCCGCCGTTATTATTTATCGTCCCCGTTGCCGTTATTTCTCGCTTTCTCATCGTCGATTAACTTTTGCATTGTGATATTAAACGCTGTCATTCCAACCGCACGGATAAACGCCCGTTCGCTCGACGAATACCCGGTTGCGACCTTATCCAAAACTTTTGCGAAAAGAATAACGAAATTTCCCGGTTCCCAATGCCCGGTATTGTGCATACGGTCGATAACGTGCGCCCGCAACCTCGTATTATTCCGGGTCGCATCCTTACGGGCTTTCTCCCGGTCGTTCCAAAGGCTCGTTAATTGGCGTTTCACGTTCTCAAAAAACAACGGCATTTTCAACACGTCCGCAATTGTCATTTCTTTAACTTCCATATTGTTTTATTTAAGGGACTCCGGGGAACCGACGCCCCGGTTAATTACTCGGTTTCGCTGTATTCCTCAATAATTAAATCGTCCTGTCCTCGCTTGACTTCCTCAATAAATCCCTGATACCCTTCTTTCCGGGCTAATTCGATAAGGGATTGCAGACGTTTTGCGCCCAAACTTTCGCCCCTCGCAATGCGGAATACCTTAACGGTCGGATTGCTTGCGATAATCAATTTTGCGGCAACCTCCATTATCTGACTATCCGACACTTTCCCGGCGACGAACGGCACGCCGTTTAATTCCAACCCGTCGTCCGTGAACGTCAACCCGGCAATCGGCAATTCCGATTTCGCAATAAGGGTTTCCCGCTCTTTGAGCAAATCCGACAACTTTTTTTCGTGGGTTTGGGCGACCTTTTCGGCGGCGTCCTTTTGCTTTTTCTTCGTCAGATAGTCCACAACCAACGCATTGATTTTGTTGTGTTCCTCGGCTTGTTTGAGGCGTTCGGCTGTATCCAAATTCTCCGGGTTGTTTTCCTCGTACTTTGCCAACCATGCGGCGGCGTTGTTCTTACGGGTTTCGTAATCGGCTTTATCCGTTTGGATTTGCGCCAATGTTTCGTCGTATTTGTCGGCGGCGGCTTTCGCATCGGCTTTGCTCTTTTTCTTTGCCTCTTCCAATGCCTTTTTTGCCTCGGCAACAATCCGGTCGTATTCGGCTTGGGCTTCCGCCTCATACTTTATTGCGGCGTCAATCTCTGTATTCTTGGTTTCCTCGGCGGCTTTGATACGACCGGGGATTGCCTCCAATTGTTCCGTCCGGGTTTGCAATGCGGTACGCACGGTTTTCGCTTTCTCAATCAACCGGGCGTTCTCGTTTTGTTCCTCCATTAAATCGGCAATGTCGATTTTCTCGGCATACGTTTTGACGTCGCCCGGTTTCAACTGCTTTTCGGCGGCGGAGCAAATGGTCGTGTACGTCTTGACCTCGGCGTTGGCGTCCTTTCTTTTCTCCTTAACGGTCATAACCTCGGCGTCAATCTCGGCAATACGTTTTTGCACATTCTCCGGCAACAATGCCCGGACGTATTGCACTTGCTTTCGGCGACCCTCGGCGGTTTCAGACCACCGGGAAAACTCCACGGCGTCAAAATCCGTATATCCGAATACCTTTTGCAACATACTTACGTTATCCGACCGCATCCCGGTTGTTTTCTGTTTGATTGATAACGTACCACGTGGGTTTGCTTTCGTAAACTTCAATTCAACCTCGTATTCCTCGCCATCATCGCCGACAATCATTTTGGCGAAACCTTTGCTTTCGCCATTTCTCAATACCGCATCACGGTTCCCCGTCAACAAAGCCCCAATTGCTTTCAAAACGGTTGATTTTCCCAACTCGTTATCTCCGGTAATAAAATAAACGTTACCGTCAAAATCTGCGTTAAACTCCTTAATTACTTGGAAATTTACCAATTCTAATTTCTTAACTATCATATTGCTCTCGATTTATGCCTTACGGCGGTTAATATCTTATAATTTTTACCTCACTATCAGACGTCAAAGGTTTATCAAAATACTTTTCAATAACTTCATTGTATCTTTTTATCGCATTCGTCATTTCTTGGTATGCTTCTTGAATTTTCCTTTTACGCATTTCATTTTGTTTTCTTTTTGCAGCCGGGAAATTAAGAAAGTATTGTTCAATCTGTTCGTCGTCCGGCTTCGCTTCAATATTTCTTCTGTAATTACTACGAAATCCAATTTTTATTATACCGCTTTCATCTTTAGAAACTGAATCCGGTTTTATTGCTTGTATTTCGTCCGCTTCAACTATATAAAGCAACGTATTCAAATTTACATTTTCCGCTTTCATTTTTTTGCTCTCGGTTTGTGCCGGGGTTTCCCCCGGCGGTTAATATTATTTTTTTGTTTCTCTCATTCTTTGGTGTATCATTGTTTGCACCTTGTTAAGCGCATCCCGGTTGGCGTCAACCTCCGACCGGGTGCAATCGGCAATAAAGTTTTCCAAACGCTTATACAGGTCGTCCAACTCTTTTGCCGTCATTGCATGGCGAACGGCTCCCAATTCGTCCTTATCCATTTTTGCAAACTCGTTTAAGGGTTTCCAAATCGCACCGTTTGGGGTCGTCGGCGTTCTTTGTCGCATCAATTAACGGCATATCATTTGTTTTCGCTCTCATTGCTTTTATTTTTTAGCGTTACCGGGAAAACGCCCGGTCGTTGTTATTTCATGCCACAAAATTACGGTAAATATTTTAATTGCCAAAAATTTTTCTTTTTATTTTCGTGTTAGGGCAAAAAAATCCCGATACGGCGCAAGTCGTACCGGGATAAAATCAAAATAATTTCATTTGCGTATCTGTTAAGACGGCAATAACGCCGTCAACTTTTTGTTCCCATGCCGTCCGGGTTGCAATCTTTTCCGGCGTTGGGTTCCGTTCGCACCTCCGTTGGTTGTGGCGCATCTGTTTAACCATGTACGCCAATTCTTCCAACGTTATTTTCGCCGGATTTTCGATTTGCGGGCTTTTGTTTTCGTCTGCCATACTTTTACCCATTCAAACAAAATAATCGAAATACGGGGCTTAAAATAAACGGTCGTGCATCGGGGCGGGCAAATTCTCCAAAACCCAACGGGGGTTGTTGTGCAAAATGTACCGTCCAAAGTGCATTATCATAAGGGCGTCGGCGTTCCACAACGTCGCCTTAACATCGGGGTAATAATCGGCGGCGGCTCGTTGGTATCGCTTTTTGCGCTCCGGCTTTTCCTCTCCCTTAACCCGCAATTTCAATTCATTTTGCCATTTTTGGGGGTGTACCAAAACAAACGGTACGTCGCACATGGCAATTATCGTTTTCAGTTTCTCGAACTCGGATAACAGTTTTTGAACCCGGAACGCCTTACCGGGGTTGTCGTTCACGTCGTCCGGGCGCAATTGAACCTTTTCGACGAATACCAACGGGCGGCAAATACTTTTCATATAATTAAACCATTGCCGCAACTCCATAAGGTCGCCCGGCATTTTTATTACCTCGGTTTTATGGTTCGGACGCCAAACGGCAATCCCCCCGGTTTTTCCGGGGTCAATCCCAATAATACAATCAATCGTTATTTTGTTCATTTCCAAAAATCTAAATAGTTATCAATCTGTAATTCGTCGGCAATCATTCGGTCAAACGTCCGGGCAATCTCTTTGTCCCTCGCTATCTCATACGCCGTAAAATCCAATTCCGGTGCATCGGTTCCCTTACGTTGGACGTGGTACGCCTCGTACTTGCTGACGAATCCACGGGCGACACGTTGCATATATCGGGCAAATGCTTGTTTGCGGTCGTCCTCGGTTCCGGCAACCTCATTGGCAAAACCCAACTTTCGCAACCAATCATAAATCAACATTCCGTCAGTAATCCCCAACACAAACCGCCCGGTATATTTATATTGCAAAAATACCTCCCTACATCGGGCGACGGTTTGGTTGTGATAATACCGTTTTTCCTCCGGCGTCAATTCCTTTTTCGGCTCCGGCAATGCCTTATACGCTTTATGTATAACCCCATTTTGTTTCCGGCGGTATGCGTTCAGTATCTTTGCGAAATAATCGGCGTTAAACTGTTGGTAATGCTTTTTGTCCGGGTTGCCTTGACTGTCTTTCGGCAAATAGTCGTCCAATTCCCCGGTCGTCGCCAATTCAAATGCCAACTTAATATCCGCCAATGTCATTTGCGAATAGTATTTTTTGAGTATATCCAACAACCGGGATTGTATATAATTCCAATCATTTTCATTCTGTGGTATTATATAACCAACGTCTATTGCTATACGCTTAAACAGTAACGAAAGATTTTCAACTAATTTTGCATCGTCAATTTCCGCAATTTGTGTTTTTGTTGACGCTGCGAAAACATATTTTTCAACTGGGTTTAATGCTTTGGCAACCTCCGGCAATTGCACCATTATACGGCGTACTTCAATGGCTTTTGTTCCGGGCTTGGTATTATATATTTCTAACGCCGTATTTTCTTTTTTTTCAATTGCTCCCATATCAATCAAAATCATTGTTTAAATACTTCATCATATCCGCAATTTCTTTGCTGCTTTGCTGCTCTGTCTTTACGGAACGTTTCATTTTTTCCCATTTTTCGTATTTTTCGGGGGTTGAATCATATTCTAACGCCGCCCAACCTTTTGAAATGCTTTCTTTTATCAGAATCAACGCAAATTCTTCCGGGTATTTACTCAAACCATTTAAGTTTGCTTGTATCGCTGAAAAACTCTTTTGCGACGTTCTCCATTTCGGTTGACACATCAAAATATAAAAGTTCCGTTTAAATTCATCGCTATCAAATGGGAATACAAGTTTTGCAAAGTAATTATCAACTTTATCAATTACTTGTTTTCTGACGTCCAACAATTCCGGGGTAAACCCATAAACAATACTTGCTTTAACTGTTTTTTCTTCGTTTGAAAAATCGGCTTGTGAAAATCCGTCCGGATTTTCTTTAGATGCTTTAGCATCTTTCTTTATAGTGTTATTTATATTATTTATATATGGCGGATTTTTTTCCGCTTCAACGGGATTTTTTTCCGCTTCAACGGGATTTTTTTCCGCTTCAACGGGATTTTTTTCCG